TCCTCTGCGCCATGCGCCTGTATATATCAAATACTTTCTCAGCATCTTGCTGGGATGTTTCTGGAGTCTGGCATTTGGCCTGTACATTGGTGAACTGCTGACAATTGGCTACAACATGATTGGACACATTGCCATCATCAGCATGGTGTTTGCTACCGCGGCTGTGTTTCGTTCAGTGGAAAACACCTACAAGCCACGCACAGGCGTCAACTGGTTGCGAGCCCCAGACTATAGTAGTCGTTGTGACGAATTGACTGAACAAGAACGTCTTGCTAAAGTACAAGAATGGAATCGTCGCAATGTGTGGAATGATCCTAAACTGTCTGAAAAAGATAAAGACATCTATTACGGAGCATAAATATGACTATTAATGATATAATTGCCATAGTATTAATGATAGCCGTAGTAGGAATAGTACTATGGGATATGCACAAGAATAGAGTAAGTAAAGAAGATGAACCAAGAGAATAAAGAACCGGAAATAGATCCTGTAGAAGATGTAGTCAAACACGCACCCGTTGTAATTCCCATCGTAGGAGCAGTATTAAGTTTCATGCTGGCATTTATTGCCATCACTATGACTTGATATGGCATTAATTAAATGGATTTGTTTTAGCATCATGTTCGCAGGTGCTATAGTGGTTAGTTTCAATCTGGATCCTATCCTAGGCATCGAATTATTGTTTGTAGGTAATGCCGCTTGGTTGGTCACTGCTGTACGCAGTAGGGACTGGCCCAGTGCCGCGAACTTTGCCATGCTGGCATCAGTATGGTTTCTGGGTATATTACAATATTATAAAGGATAACAAATGAGTAAAGAACAATATAACTTAACAACAAAAACAGACTACCTAAGTCGCAAGATGTTTCTAGACCCAGCAGGTCCGGTTACTATTCAACGATTTGAAGAAGTTAAATATAAAAAGATTGCAGACTATGATGCAACTGCTCGTGGCTTTTTTTGGCAACCAGAAGAAGTAAGTCTTACAAAAGACAGCAACGATTTTAAAGAAGCTAGTGATGCTGTTAAACATATCTTTACCAGTAACTTGCTACGTCAAACAGCATTGGATAGCTTACAAGGACGCGGTCCAACACAGGTGTTCACTCCCGTTTGCAGTCTCCCTGAAGTTGAAGCACTGATGTACAACTGGGGATTCTTTGAAACTAACATTCACAGCAAGAGCTACAGCCATATCATTCGCAATATTTACAATGTGCCCAAAGATGTATTCAACACTATTCACGACACTAAAGAAATTGTTGATATGGCATCAAGTGTAGGCAAGTATTATGACGAGTTGCACAGAATTAACTGCATGAAAGAAATAGACGGATCAGTTAATGAAGAAGCGCATATTAGAGCAATTTGGATGGCACTGAATGCCAGCTATGCACTAGAAGCATTTCGCTTCATGGTATCATTTGCTACAAGTTTGGCTATGGTAGAGAACAAGATCTTTATTGGCAACGGCAACATTATTAGTTTGATTTTACAAGACGAATTGTTGCACAAAGGCTGGACTGCATATTTGATCAATCAAGTAGTCAAAGAAGATCCACGCTTTGTAAAAGTCAAAGCAGAGTGCGAACAAGAAGTCTATGCATTGTACATGGATGTTATTCGTGAAGAAAAAGATTGGGCAACTTACTTGTTCAAGAAAGGTCCGGTTATTGGATTGAACGCTGCCATCTTAAAAGAGTTTGTTGATTACACAGCAGTATCTGCATTAAAGGATATAGGAATTAAATATCAAAGTCCTGCTCCAAAGTCAACACCTATACCTTGGTTTAACAAACACAGTGACACAAGTAAAAAACAAACTGCATTGCAGGAAAATGAAAGCACCAATTATGTTATTGGTATAATGAGTGACAGCATCGATTATGATGCATTGCCAACTTTATAAAGAAAGACATTATGAAAATCAACGAAATAACACTGAACGAACAGGCAATAACTCAGCAAGAGTTGTCACAATTATATGTAAAAGGAAAGCCAATGAGTTTTATTAAAAATACTCCTGTGGCTTTAATTCCTTTTGCAAACCTTGAAAAATTATTTGGTCCTGAAAAAGCTCAAGAAGTTGCCAGCTTGGCTGGATCAGTTGATAAAACCAGTTACAGTCAAGCATATCAACAAAACGGATATGTAGTATTTCAATGGAACAGTAATGAAAATGCCCCTGACATTTATATTGCTAATCCAGAAGTAGTATCCAGTAAATACGAAAAATTCACTGGTCAATTGCCAACTGATCCCAAAGGAAGAAGCAAAGTTCCTTCTTTGGTTGTGTTAGATAAACTAGGTCTGGATGCCAGCCGTGTGCCTTTCTTCGTTAAGAAAGTCCCCACTGAAATGGTCAGTGCAGACAGTATAGGGCTCTCTGGAAAAGTTATTCAAACGTCATGGGGCGAGCAAACAGTGCAACAAGGCGGGTTTATTGTAAAAGAACCAAATGGACACATTTATACTGTGGCACCTGATGCACAGGGATTGCCTATTGGATATATTCGGGCATAATGAAAAAGTTAACAATACAAGAACGCATTGCCCGTGCTAACTATCACAGGAACACAATGTCTAACTTTAACTATATAAGATTACTAAAAGAAGACTATCCAAATATGACTATCACAGAATCTACTAAAATAGTCATTGATAAAATTAAACAAGGTTTATAATATGCAAGTAGAAATTTACACAAAAGATGCATGTCCATACTGCACACAAGCCAAGAACTTGTTTAAAAGCAAAGGCTGGGAGTTCACAGAACACTATATCACAGCAGAAACAAGAGAAACATTGTTAGAAAATCTAACAACAAGATTGGGATCGGCACCACGCACAGTGCCTCAAATCTTTATTGACGATCAGGCCATTGGTGGTTATACTGATCTAGTCTCATGGTTAAAAACTCACTAAATATATAATATGTTAAAAGAAAACAAAATCGGACATACAGTCAGTATGAAACTAGCTAACGGTGATGAAGTCGTTGGCAAAATCACAGGTCAAACCGCAGAAGGTCTTACTATTAGTAAACCAGTTATTTTAGCGGCCAGCAGGGATGGATTACAAATGATCCCTTTTATGATGACTGCTGAACCTAACAGTGACTTTGTGTTTAAATCACATACAATTATGTGCGTTGCAGATACTAACGAACAAGTAGCAGATGCTTATCTTGAAAGTACAACTGGAATTAAACCTGTTAGAAATTCTAGCAGTATTATAATATAATATGCCACAAGTACACAGACTAACTGATCCAAATACTGCTGGTGCACCAATCACCGTGGTAATTCAGAATTCTGTGTTTACAAATTATCTATTAACCAGTGTCAACGGAAGTCCGGTGGCAGGACATGGACCCGGTGTTCACGGCGGCCCAGTGACCGCCAATGGAAGTTCTAATGTATTCATAGAATACATACCTGTAAATAGACAGGGCGATCCGGACACCTGCGGACATCCAAGAGCAACAGGCAGTCCTGATGTATATGTCGATGACATCAACGGTGACGGTGTAGACACGGCTTCACAGATTGAACCAGGAACAATCGTAGTTGAAGGCAGAGTAATGTATGAAAATACAACTCGTGGTATTGCTGCCTTAGTCAAAGAAGAAAAGAAAGTTAGTCCCAATCTTCCTACATATCACGAAGACCCACCGACAGTTGATCAAACTGCGCCACCACCACAACCTACACCGCCGGAAGGATGTAAAAAAAGCAAATATTTTACATTAGCAGATAGTAAGATGCCAATAGAAGCGCAAATGGGTTTAACTAAACAACAAATAGAATGTAATTGGATTGCACTATGCACTAACATACTAGATCCTTTACGTGACGCAGGAGTTAATTTTAACATTAACAGCGCATTTAGAACATTGGCTTATAACAGAAGCATAGGTAGCTCTGACAAAAGTGATCATACCATTGGCTGTGCTGCCGATTTAACTGTTGGTAGTAGTAGAGCCAATGTTAAATTATTGAACAACGTATTGAATAAACTTCCTTATTCGCAGTTAATATATGAAGGCAACTGGGTTCATGTGGCATATAGCGGACATGGTCCAAAAGGTGATGCTAAAGTAATGTATACTTACACTGGAGCAAGACCGATAGCGGCAGGCGCCACTGGTAATAGATTACCTAGAGATTTGAGACTAGCATAACATGGCAACAAGTCCCTTAAAAATAACTTTTCCTACTAACCTTCCTAAGAACGAAAAAGATCTTATCTGTATGCTACTTGCTGGCAGATTAAAAGATCTACTTAATGGACGCTTGGTATGTGCTCAACTTGCCATAGATGATTTAATCAAAGATGCAACCGGAGTCAGTGCATTGGGCTCACTGCGTGATTCTCTTGTCGGAATGAAATCTGCAATTGACAGAATGAAATCTGCAACGGGCTACGACAAGATATTACAAGGTGTGAATCAAGCACTGGGTCAAGTCAATAATGTATTCAGCTTAGGAGGACTGTGCCCCAGCCCAATTCGTGCTCCGATGATACCAGACTTGTTGGGGCAGTTAAATACAAATCTATTTGGCCAAGGACTTAATATTTTAAATGCATTGGGCAAGGTCAGTAACCCTAGCATGTGTTTGGGAGGCGGCCCCGGCGGCTTTGGTATCAATTGGAACAGTATGCCAGGCGACTTAAGAAATCTTAAAAATGCAATCAAGCAAGCAGGTAATACACCATCTGCTACTATTAATGCTTTTAATCAAAATTTAAAATCACAGACATCTAGATTAAAATCAGAAGTAAAAAGACTAGAACAAAATTTAGCAGATCCATTGGGACTAAACAATAAACTTAATACAGCAAGAAATTTGCAACGTGCTAAGAGTGTCAGCGATGGGTATCCAGTAAAAGACAGTCGCGGCATTCTTCACGACAACGTTTTGAAAACAATGGTGTCTGCTGACATAGAATCAACAATAGACAATGGAGATCGAACTCCAATTAAGTATGTGACTAAACCAATTCTTGATTATTGCGGAGTTGTAATAGGCTATGAAAAAGTAGCAGTCACTGGTGATCCAGCGTATATAGGGTGGGACCCAAATGGAGATCCTAGTCTCAACACAGATCATCCAACCGTTAATCCCGTTGCAGGTTATGCCAGCTTTAAATATACGTTTAAGCAAGAAGGCAACACAGTCCGGGTCTATGATAGCACAGGAACAGTGGTCACCGATTTGTCTTTGTCTAGGGGCGTTGCTTACAGACTTAGTTTTGAATTAACTAACAAAGAAATTCAATTTTATTCTGACCCTGCTTATACAACAGTATGGACAGAAGGTTTAACTTACAGTAGAAATCCAGAATATGGTACAGACATGGAAATTATAACTCCTGATAGTACAACGACGTTTGTCAGAGGAGAACTAGATTGGGCAGTATTAATAGAAAATCCAACAACACCAAATACCGTTTATTGGAAAACTAATAACAATAGTTCTGCCGGCAGTTTTGTTATCACAGGTGAAACTTCAATCCCATTGGCAGACAGAACATATGACGTATCAATGGCAGTTAAAAAAGCCAGCCTACATTTAGTAAACGTTCCGGCAAGCTCTGCTATTCCTGTAAACTACGAAAACTTTTTAGGATCATCTACCTCGTTTACTACGACAAGAACATATAACACAGTAACAACAATATATGATGTAAATGGTAATTCAACAGGAAGTAGATCATCTTCGATGTCATTTACAGTTAAAGAAGATATAGAAACCAGCGATGAATTAGGAAATACCGATTCAAATAATAAAGTAATTAAATCTATAACAAGATTCAACCCTTCGAGATTCGAAACATCGTCTTATTTAATAACCAAACGTTATGTAAGCATAGAAAATGGACTAGAGTATACACAAATTTATTTTTATATGTCTCCAAGTCAAAACGAAATTGATGCCACATATTGTATTTTATTAAAATTTGATAATCCCATTACCATTTTAAATTCTTCTAAATTGCCGTACACTGATAATTATTCATATAAACTGACTAGATTAAAAAAATCTGGCACCGAGTTTATTCCAGCAACCACACCAATTTCAAATTCAGATGAAACCTCATTTGAATTAGTGCAATCTAATGGGAGAGAATTTATTAGATGGAATCTTACTTCGTTTAATGAATCTGACAAAGCAACTGTTCCTAAAAATGAATTTATATTTCAAACTGATATAGAAATAGATTCTTCTGATCTTTCACGAACTTTTATTATTTCTAATCCCAGAGAATATAGAACATATTTTTATTTTAAATTCGGCGACGGAGCCGCCATTGAAT